CGTCCAGGCCAGACATGCCTCTCTTCGTGCCGGCCTTCTTGGCGGTCGCCTTCTTGGCCGTTTTCTTCGAAGCAGCCTTCTTGGCAGTTTTCTTCGAGGCAGCCTTCTTGGCAGTCTTCTTGGAAGTCGTCTTCTTTGTGGTTCGTGTGTCAGTAGTAGCCATGATTCAAAATCTCCAATTAGTTGTTCTGAAAAAAAAGTAAGTCGTCAATCAGTTGTCTGTCTGGGCAGTCACCTCCTTTCTTTGAGTTGCGTTGCGTTGGACACATGTGAGCCATGTTTTGAGAAGTTAATCAAGGGGTTATTGAGGGAATTCCGCTCAGGCCGCCAAGTCGTATTTCTTCGCCATTTCCATGAGTTTCTTCTTGATCGCTTTCAGGTCTGGGGCCTGTTCGCCGTTGGAGAGTTCGCCATACTTTTTGTGCCGGTCTACGCCTTTGTACCAGCCTGTTGTCCAGCCGAGTCTGTAAAAGAGCCTGTTGAGTTCCGTCTCGCCGTGCCCCGGCCTGTCCCAGCAGCTCTTGGTGTTGGGGTTTTTCTTGTCATACGACCAGGAAGAGCGCCTTGTTTTTTGGGTGGCCAGTTCTACGAGGCCAAGGCAGAGCTGGACATAGCCGGAAATCTTGGTCGCGTTAAGGGAGCCCGCGAAGCAGCGGAACTCTATTCGATTCCGGCCCCTCGCCAGGTGTGTCAGATTCAGCAGGTGGAATCGATCTTCCTCGCATTTGGCTTTCGCCTCGTTCTCGTTGCCATAACGTTTGATTGCCTTGCTGTAGGTGTGCTGCTCGCGCCGACGTGTTCCAGTGCTGGCGTAGAGGCCTTTCTCGTGGTTGGCGACCAGCGTGATAAGCCTGGCCAAGGCGGCAGCGTCGCCGTTAAAGGAAACAGAGATGTGGATTCCGCAACTGCCATTGACCCTCGCCCCGCGCTCCCTGATTTTTTCTACGGCGAGCTCTACCTCCTCGAGTCCTTCGTAGCCTCGAAGTTTCGGGCTTACGAACTCGCAGCCCTTCCTGTTCGGGGCCGTTGGTCGAATGCTGCTGTCCTTCTCAGCCTTCCAGCCTGTTGGCAGCCAAGGTACCTGGTAACCCCTGTGGTACGGGCCGATTGGCGTGTCGTCGGAAGTCTGGATCGTGGTCTCAAGCTCGATTCCCCAATCTGTCTGGCTGGCGTTCATGTTGGTGTCTCCTCGAAAGGTGTGAAAAAGCGTGAAACGCTGTTTTGCGCCTCGTGGGACACATGTGAGCCATGTTCTGAGAAGTTAATCAAGGGGGGCTGGCAGACATTCCGAGGAATTCTCCAGAATTACGGAGACACCAATGGCGAGTAGCGAAAATCAGCAGGATCAGGCCTTGAAACTGACGTCACTTTCCCTGGAGAACGCAGCCCTGTTGCTCTCCAAGAGCTCCGGGAAACAGGTGACCTTGGAGACCTTGAAGGCGGACGTTGAGGCTGGTTGCCCGCTTAATTCAGACGGCACCTTCAACGTCATGTATTACGCAAGCTGGTTGGTAAGAGAGGTGGCGAATCGTGGCGATTGATCCTCGAAACCTCAGACCTTCAGACCTGACAAAGCTCCTTAATTCGTCCCCGCTGGGGACCGTGATCGACGTGCGCCAATTGTTCAGGCACCGAACTCGTGCCGGCTTCCGGATTGGGGACGGGAAGCGAGTCGACTTGTTCCGGTACATTGGCTGGCTCATGGAAGAGCGGGACAGGCCACGCCAGGAGCCGGGACGCGACTATGCAGCCGTCAAAGAAGCAGCTGCAGCCAGGAACAGAGCGATCTCAGAAGCAGGCCGAGACATTGGCGAACTACCTGAAGTCGCCGACCGAGAGCGAAAAGAAAGGGCAGCACACGACTTCCAATACTTCTGTGAAGAATACTTTCCACAGACCTTTCACCTGAACTGGTCACCCGACCATTTGAAAGTGATCAAGAAGGTAGAGAAGGCCGTCGTTGAAGGCGGGCTCTTCGCGCTTGCTATGGCCCGCGGTTCAGGAAAAACGAGCCTTGCAGAATGCGCATGCCTCTGGGCCATGCTCTATGGCCACCGGGAGTTTGTATGCCTGATAGGGGCTTCAGAAGCACACGCCGTTGAAATGCTCGATAGCATTAAGACGGAGCTCGACGGTAACGAAACTCTGGCCAGTGATTTCCCTGAGGTCTGCTTTCCAATTAGTTGTTTGGAGGGAATCGCTAATCGCTGCTCCGGCCAACTCTATAATGGCAAGAGAACGCATATTGGCTGGACGGCGAACGAAATCGTTTTGCCAACCATGCCGGAGAGTGAAGCGTCAGGAGCGATTATTAAAGTCGCAGGAATTACGGGCCGGATTCGTGGCATGAAGTTCAAGAGGGCGGACGGCAGAACTGTTCGGCCAAATCTAGTCATTCTCGACGACCCACAAACAGACGAATCGGCGAGGTCTTTGTCACAATGCGCTACAAGAGAGCGCATTCTCGCTGGGGCAGTTCTCGGCCTGGCCGGCCCTGGGAACAAGATAAGTGGCATTATGCCGTGCACCGTCATTCGCCCAGACGACATGGCTGACCGAATCCTCGACCGGGAAGAACACCCGCAGTGGCAAGGCGAGCGCACACGAATGATCTATCGCTTCCCTGACGACGAAAAGCTGTGGGACAGATATGCAGAGATTCGTGCAGAAAGCCTGAGGCAGGAGAAGGGGCTGAAGGAGGCGACTGAGTTCTATGTCACCAACCAGGAGGCCATGGATTCTGGTGCCCTTGTCGGCTGGGAGGAAAGGTTCAACCATGACGAGGCGAGTGCCATACAGCACGCCATGAACCTGAAACTTCAGAATGAAGCCGCTTTCTGGGCTGAATATCAGAATGAGCCATTACCAGAGGAGACGGCAGACGACGAAGAACTCAGTGCAGACGATATCGCAGCAAAGATCAATGGCATGAAGAAGGGAAGCGTCCCCATTGGCTGCAATCAGGTCACCATGTTTATAGACGTTCAGAAGAATGCCTTGTTCTATGCGGTTGGCGCCTGGGAAGAGGATTTCACGGGATATGTGATCGATTACGGCACTTATCCAGACCAGCAGAGGGCATACTTCACGCTGCGTGATCTGAAAGTAACGTTGGCCACGAAGGCGAATGGTGCCGGCCTCGAGGGTGCAATCTATTCTGGTCTTGAAGCGCTGACAGAGGAGTATCTTTCAGAAGAATGGCGGCGTGACGACGGTGCGCTACTGAAGATCGAGCGCTGTCTGATCGACGCCAACTGGGGGGCATCCACAGACGTCGTTTACCAGTTTTGCCGTCAATCGAATCACGCCGCAGTGTTACTGCCCAGTCATGGTCGGTATGTAGGAGCGTCCTCAATCCCATTCTCTGAATACAAGAGAAAACGTGGAGACCGGATCGGCCACAACTGGCGCATACCGAACGTGGCCGGCAAGCGTGCAATCAGACACGTTCTTTATGACACGAACTATTGGAAATCGTTCGTGCATTCTCGCCTGGCTGTGGCTATGGGCGACAAAGGCTGTCTCTCACTCTTTGGCAGAAAGACGGATAAACACCGCTTATTCGCAGAGCACATGACGAGTGAGTATCGAGTGAAAACAGTTGGCCGAGGCCGGGAGGTAGACGAATGGAAGCTCCGGCCCGAGCAGCATGACAACCACTGGTTCGACGGCGTTGTGGGGTGTGCTGTGGCAGCATCCACTCAGGGAACAGTGCTGCCAGGCACGGATGGCCCTGCAACACCAAAGAAGCAGCGGGTGAAGCTGTCAGAGCTTCAGAAAGTGAGGCGGTGATTGAGGAAGAAACGAGACCCCTTTTTACTCCATCTTCGCATTTTCTGTCCCCATGAATGCTCATAAAGGGCCTTTGGACTATTGGAGGGAAACCAATGTCCAAAGAACTCACAGATTCAATCAAGGAAAACGCCGAAGGGCCAAAACGGGCCAAAGGCGATTCCGGCGAGATGGAACAGCACGATCTGAAAGATCAGATTGAGGTTGACCGCTACCTCGAATCCAAGGAAGCCGTCAAGTCCAAAACGCTCGGTGTTCGGTTCACGAAACTTCTACCACCGGGGGCTGACTAATGGTCGCGGCGAAAGATCAGAAACCACGCATCGGGTTGAGCGGCTTAAGGGGGGCGCCAGCGCGGCGAGTGCTGGGTCGGTTCGACTCGGCGGCGACGAACAACGACAACCGGCGGCACTGGGCGAATGCGGATGCGTTGTCAGCGGATGCTGCGGCGAGTGCTGACGTGCGGCGAACGCTCCGCAATCGTTCTCGTTATGAAGTGGCGAACAACTCCTATGCACGGGGTATTGTGCTTACGCTGGCGAACGACACGATCGGCACTGGCCCGAGACTGCAACTGCTGACGCCATTCGATGGTATCAATCGTGAGATTGAGCGTGAGTTTGAAAAGTGGGCTCAGCATGTCTTCCTGGCCGAAAAGCTGCGGACCATGCGGATGGCGCGGGCCCAGGACGGAGAGACGTTCGGGATTCTGGTGAACAACCCTACTCTCGATCATTTGGTGAAGCTCGACCTGTGTCTTGTCGAGGCGGATCAGGTGACGAGCCCTTTCACGAATCTGTTCGACGACCGTGTGGACGGCATTCGTCTCGATACTCACGGCAATCCTTCCGCTTACAGCGTCCTCAAGAACCATCCAGGCGGTGATGCCTGGAATGCCATCGAAGACTTCCTGACTGTTCCTGCCGCGCACATGATTCATGTGTTCCGACAGGAGCGCCCTGGCCAACACCGCGGGGTTCCCGAGATCACGTCCGCTCTCCCTCTGTTTGCTCAACTGCGCCGTTTCACACTGGCTGTGCTGAGTGCGGCCGAAGCAGCAGCCGACTTCGCAGGCATCCTGTATACGGATGCTCCGCCCAGTGGTGAAGCGGACGCAGTTGAGCCGATGGATCTGATTGAGCTCGAACGGAACATGCTGCTCACCATGCCTGGCGGTTGGAAGATGGGACAGGTGGATCCGAAACAGCCGTCTACGACGTATGCCGAGTTTAAGAAGGAAATCCTGAACGAAATCGCCCGCTGCCTGAACATGCCGTTCAACGTCGCGGCCGGCAATTCAAGCGGC